CGACAGCAACGCAGGAGGTCAGCCTGCTGGTGCTGCTGAGCGATGATCAGATTGCCGAAATGCAGTCGGATCAATGGGTGAGCGAGATGTGTGCCGAGTTGTGGGCTCGGCACGCGATCAGTTGCAAGGACATCAGAACGGAGATCGTGAAGTGATCATAGAACAACAGCAACCGCTGAGCCTGACGGAACAGGCTGTGCAGGCCATGGAGGCTTTCAGACCGCTGATTGTCAACGTCAGGGAACTGTCGTCCGTGACAGTCGCAGAGCATGGAATCGGGCGAGTTTCAGAAACCCGGAAGGGCCTGAAAAAACTCCGGCTCGACATCGACAAGGAACGTAAGAAGCTCAATGAAGGGGCTCTGGATTATCAGCGGACGGTCAACCGTGTGGCGAAGGAACTGACTGAGCCAGTCGCTGAAGTCGAGGGAATTTTGCAGGCTCAGGAGGATGAGTACGAACGCGAGCGGGAAAAGGTCAAGGCGGCAAAGGAAGCTGAAAAACAAGCGAAGCTGCAGGAGCGAGTCAGCCGTCTGCAGGCTGCCGGGTGTCCAGTTGATTTGGCTGTTGTGAATGCGTTTGACGATTCGGAATTCGAGTGGCATCTCGCCACCGAGATGAATGCCGTCGAAGCTGCCCGAGCTGAACTGAAAGCAGAACAGGAACGGCTGGCTGAAGAACGGGTAAAACGTGAGGCCGAACAGCAAGCCGAGCGACAGAGGCTGGCTGAAGAACGGGCGAAGCTGGACGCAGAGCGGGAAGACCTCAGGCGACAGCAGGAGGAAATCCGAGCGGTTCAACAGCGTGAAGAACGCGAGCGACAGCAGCGAGAGCAGGAACTGGAGGAGAAGAGGCTCGAAGCATTGAGGCTTCAGCGGCTCGAATCTCTTCGGCCGGAGATTGAAAAGGCGGAGGTGTTGAGCAAATGCCTCATAGATGCGGCAAAAAACACGCTGGCACACCTCGGGAATCCGGCATGGTCTGCAGCAGCCCTTGAAGCCGTCAGCCTCGCGGGTGCCTCCATCGTCTCTCGGGTAAAGGGGGACTGATCTTGCGTCTATACATCTCAGGGCCGATGACCGGCATGCCAGAACACAACAGGCCGGAGTTTAATCATGTCGCGGCGAGGCTCCGTGAGCGTGGTTACGAAGTTGTCAATCCTGCTGAGCTGCCGTCATCGCCCGAGATGACCTGGGAAGACTACATGCGAGAGGACATCCGTCAAATGATGGGCTGTCATGGTGTCGCGACGCTCAACGGATGGAGCGAATCGAGAGGGGCCAGAGTGGAGGTCAATCTGGCCAGGGAACTGAAGATACCTGTATTGCACTGGTGCTTTTGGAGTAACGAACCATGCTGATCAGATTCGATGCATCATCTGCGACGGATTACGAAACATTTTTAAAGGTGCGGCGATGTCCGGTATATCGATTCGTGGGAAACGCTGCAGAAATTCCTGACGAATACGCGGCGGCGTTTGGCATCGCAGATGCTGAATCCGATGATACGAAATACAAGCCAAAGAAAGGTATGTTTGATTATCAGCGTGATATCGTGTCACTGGCATTGCGGAAAAGAAAATATGCGATTTTCGCAGATTGCGGGCTCGGAAAGACGCTGATGCTTCTGGAGTTTGCTCGGCACGCTGCGAAGAACTGCAATGGCGGCAAAATCCTGATCGTGTCGCCGCTGATGGTGGTGTCGCAGACTCTGCAGGAGGCGTTTCGCTGGTACGGCGAGCGATTTGATATTGGGCAAGTGCGAGCATTCGATCTGCAACACTGGCTAACGTCTAACGATAGTGCAGATACGCAGATTGCGGTAACCAATTACGAAGCGATTCGGGAAGGACTTATACCCGGAAATCTGGCCGGGCTGATTCTCGATGAATCTTCAATGCTGAAGTCTCACTACGGTGAATACGGAAACCGACTGATCGAACTTGGACGCGGGCTGAAGTGGAAACTGTGCGCGACTGGCACGCCGGCACCGAATGATCGCATTGAGTTCGCAAACCATGCTGTGTTTCTGGATCGCTGCCGCACCGTCAATGAGTTTCTGGCAACGTATTTCATCAACCGTGGCGAGACGCAAAATCGATGGGAACTGAAGCCACATGCCCTGAAACCGTTCTATCGGTCTTTGGCTGACTGGTCAATTTTCCTGACGAATCCGGCGACTTATGGATGGCGTGATAACGTCGGGACAACGCCGCCAATTCATATTCATATTGATCACGTTGAACTGACGCCAGAGCAGCGAAAGGCGGCACAGTCACTGACCGGATCACTGATTACCAATGAGATCGGCGGCATTGGCGAACGCGGGAAGCTGTCGCAGATCGCCAAAGGTAAAGGCGGCATGCCGACAAATAAACCATTGCACATCAGGTCAATGGTCGACAGTTGGCCCGGTGAGTCAACCATCATCTGGTGCAACTACAACGACGAGCAGGAACTGATGGAGCAGACGTTTCCGGAAGCGGTCAGCATTAAGGGAGAAACGCCGGAAGCGAAGCGGCTGGAATACATCGACGCATTCAAACGTGGTGAGGTGAAGATCCTTATAAGTAAACCGAAGATTCTCGGGTTCGGGTTAAATCTGCAGGTCTGCACTCGGCAGGTTTTTTCAGGCCTCAAAGACTCATACGAAGAGTTCTATCAAGCCGTGAAACGGTCAAACCGAATCGGCTCAACGCGGCCGCTGAATGTCCATATTCCAGTTACCGAACTGGAGATTCCTTTTGTCGACAACGTTCTGCGAAAAGCTGATCGCGTTGAATCAGATACCAAAGAACAGGAACAGCTTTTCAGGGAGGTTGGTCATGCATGTATTCGATGATTCAGAGCAATTCCACGTTCACCACGGAGACTGCATTCCGCACATGCTGCAGGACATGCCAGCGGATAGTGTGGGCTTTGCCGTGTTCAGCCCTCCGTTCCCGTCGCTCTATGCATACACTGATTCAGAGTCAGACATCGGCAACGTGGATTCAATGGGCGGAGAAGCGACGGTGCATCTGTCGTTTCTGTTTGCTGGGCTGATGCGGGTGCTGAAGCCGGGCCGGGCTGCAATCGTGCATGTGTGCCAGATTCCTCGGATGAAACGTAGCGGCGGCATCGGGCTGTGCGACTTTCGCGGAACCAACATCCGGCTCGGTGAGCGGGCAGGGCTTGTGTACGAATACGACTGGAGTGTCAGAAAGAATCCACAGGCACAGGCCATTCGGACACGATCGCGGGAGTTGCAGTTTGCTGGTCTGGAATCAGATCGGTCGAAGCAACGCGGGACGCTACAGGATTACCTGATCAAGTTTCGGAAGCCTGGCGAAAACGCAGTCCCAATCAACGCGAAAAATCAGGTCAGTCGAAACGACTGGATCAAGTGGGCGGAAGGCTGCTGGGATGACGTGTCTGAGACAGACACGCTGAACACTGCCGCCGCAAAGTCTGAAGAAGACACGAAGCATATTTGCCCGCTGCAACTGGAGGTCATTCGGAGGTGCGTCCTGCTGTACTCGAATCCGGGTGAGATTGTGTTTTCTCCGTTTACCGGAATCGGATCCGAAGGGTTCATGAGTCTGGGCGGAAAGTCACCGAAGACCGGCAGAAGCATTGCGGAGCAGCGGCGGTTCTACGGGTGCGAATTGAAGCCGGAATATCACGCTCAGGCGTTGAGGAATCTGGAACAGGCAATCCGGCAGCATGAGGGAATGTCGCAGAGATCACTGTTTGCGGAGGAATCATCATGCTGACGCCTCGTTACTACCAACAGGGAGCACATGACGCGGCATGGCAGCATCTGGCCGAGCGGCCGGGCAATCCGCTGATTGTGCTGCCGACCGGCGCAGGCAAGTCGCTGGTGATTGCCATGCTGATAAAAACTGCGTTGAGTTTCGGCGGGCGGGTTGTCGTTCTGGCTCACCGGAAAGAACTGCTGACGCAGAACGCTTTCGAGCTTCAGGAGTTGATGCCGGATGTTCCGATCGGAATCTATTCGGCCGGGCTCAAAAGCAAGCAGACGACACACGCTGTGATCATGGGCGGTATTCAATCGATTTATCGCAAGGCTGAAGACCTCGGACAGCGGCATCTGGTGATCGTTGATGAAGCTCACTTAATCAGCGACAGCGACGAAACCATGTACGGTCAGTTCCTGCTGGAGATCGTATTACACAATCCAGCGGCCAGAATCGTCGGGTTGACGGCGACGCCGTATCGCACTGGCGAGGGGCCGCTGTGCGGCAAAGGAAAGTTGTTCCAGAGGATCTGTTACGA